GCGGATACCAATTCTCCAAGAAATCCTGCTCAGATAGTGGCTTCAGAGCTCGTCGGCGGTCGTTGGGAGACGTAACCACAGCCTTGAGTGAGCTGTCGAAGGTGGCAGCGAGTGCCTTTCTAAAGTCACCGACTGCGAAGGCGAGGTCCTCAGAATCCTTCTCCCACCACCAACGCGAAGCGCGAGCTACCTGAAAGTAACCCCAGTTGATGTAGCGAGTTCGTTGGGCAGGTGAGAACCCGGCGAAGCCTCTAGCTATCAGCTCCGCGTCGAGTTCTGTGAGCGTCATCGGCACGGGCACTCACATCCTTCTCTACCAGAATGGAGGCTCCGAGACCCCGACCGTCTTCCTCGAGCGCCCAACCGAGGCGCTCACCAGCGGCACGAAGTTTATCCCGAGACTTTTCCTCATGCCCCTGCAAGAGCTCCTCGTTATCGCGGTCCATTTGGGACGCGAAGTCCTCGGACTCTGGAAGGAAATCGTCTCGGTGGTCAGGATTCTCGGAGCCCCAATGGTCTGCCGTAAGGAGTCGGTCAACACAACGCTGGTCTAGCTTATCTACGCTAAAAACGAGCCTGTCTGTGCCATCTAGGCACCTCTCGACTATATCGTAGCCGTCACTTTGCTCGTTGTAGTAAACGGAGATACGCCCTTCTCCCAACTCCTTGAGTCGCTGTACGATGCCAAGTACATCGTCCTCCAGCGCCACGACGCCATGGCGCGTGTCGAACCAAGTCTTGACGCCGTAAAGCTCCATTACGGGATGTCGTCAGCCAGGTTGTAGATTACGCCCTGGGTCTTTCGTCGAGCGCACCCGAAGTCGCAATACCGATACAGAGTGCCCTTGTAGGCGTCCTGATCGGGGCTCTCCACCTTGCGAAGCACGCGACCATCTCGATCCATCCACTGGAAGTCGTTGCCATCCAGCCAGATCCAGAGGTAGTCACTCGGTCGGAGGAAGAACATATGCTGCTTCGGGAGATCGTCGTCGTAGAGCAGAGGCACTTCGTTGAACCAGATGAACTTGAAGCCACCATGCATGAGCCCTGCACTGGAGTCGTTCCAGCGCTTCTGGGCCTTCATGGTGTTCACGTACCTACGGCGGACGCCGCGGGTCGTGATAATCATCTCGGTTTCCCAGCCCTCTGAGCCAATGTCGTCCAGGATCAGCTGTCCCTGATCCTCGTCGAACGTAGTACCCAAGCCATCACGCTGCTTGGCCTTCGACCACTCGTTACCAGCAGCCGCAGCGTCGATGCCGTGGAGCGTAGAGAAGGCAGCAACGTCAGAACGCGTGATGTTACGAAGTCCGTTGATCTCCTTCTCCCAGTTACCCTCCACTACCGGCACATGAGTAGCTGGAGTTACAGCAACGTCAGCTCCGTCGTAAGTAACCACGCGAGTAGAAGTGTTGATTGCCGTGATCTTGCGGTTAGCAGCGAGCACCGCATCAGTAGTCTTGTTGATGAGGTCGATGAACATACCGACCCGGAGGTACTGCAGGTTGTCCACAGTGAACGTGTTGGCACCGTCAGCTGTGGTTTCAGCGAGTCGTCCTGTCTGCTCACCGTAGGCCTGACGGTTCAGGTCCTTCCGCAGGTCGTTGATTGCTCCTTCGGTCTCCGCTTCGAGGAGCTTCAGATACGCTCCGATGGTCCTCTCAGAGACTGCGATGGAGAATCCCGACAGCTGGATGGACTTGTAGAACCGACGAACCTTGTCGATGAGGTCAGCCCAGCTCTGCTCACCGGCGACAGGCAGCGTGCCTGACTCGTCGCGAGCAGTACCAGACTCGTTGCGGCCCTTGTGGACCGCCATGACCCATCGACGACCGGCGAACTGAACCATCTCAGCATCCCTAGAGATCCCACGATAGTCCAGAGTTTCACCCTTAGCTGCGTTCGCTGTACCGAACCCCTCAGCGAGCTCAGCGGGGGAGTAACCGAAGAGCAGGATAGCCCGCTGATTCACCATCTCTCTGACTACTGGTAGATAGTAGTCCTTGAGGATGGCATCAGCCTTGGCAGTGTCCTGCGCCACTTAGTCCCTCCCTTCTAGAAGCCTTTGAACTCTCCGCGCAGAGTGATGCCAGTCAGAGAGGTAGCGTTTGGCACCTCTTCCTGAAAGTCATCAATCTGGTCAGTGCGGTAGAGCTTGACCTTGTTGGCAGCGTAGTCATAGTCAGCGACTACACCTACGGCAGCGCCACCACCACCTCCGATATTCGCCTGAACGACCTTAGCAGATAGCTCCAGGTCACGCAGGAAACCGTTGGTGGGGGCCTCGCCGCCAGTGGTATACGTTCCGGAGAACGCAAGGGTTGCTCGCTTGACGTAACGAGAGCCCTCCACGTCCCGGTCAACGATGGTAACGGCGACTGCCACTTATTCCTCCTTCAGAGACTTCTCAAGAGCCACCCTTGCCAAAGCACTTGCTTCACTAAGTGTCTTCGGCGCAGCTGGCACGTTCGGGGATATAGCTCCATCCCCTGGCACCGGAGTTGGGGAACGGGGAAGTTCAGTGATAGGCTTGAGGTCAGCCTCACGAAGCGACAAACGATCCTTCCGAGCAGCGTCCTGAAGCTTCTCGATAGTATCGTAGCCGCCCTTAGCGGAGTGAGCGATGATTAGCGAGAGCATCTGCTCATCGGGAGTCAAAATGCCCTGCTTCTTATCCTCCTCTTTCCACCAAGATACGATGCCCGTAAGCATATCATCGAAGGCGGCGTCCTCATCGGCCTTATCAGTCTCGCGCTTCCAGTCCAGGATTTCCTGCGCCCATGCTGGCGGCTTTTCCTCCTCCTGCTCACCCTCCTTAGGCTTCTCGCCCGGTGGAGTTACAGGAGCGGAATCAGTCGTGGAGGCCTCTTGGTGCCTCATGATGGCCTCCTTTACCTCATCCGGCATATCGAGCTGCTTGGCAATCTCGAGCCAGGTGCCCGCTGGGTCGTTCTGGAAAGCGGCGTCCCATTCTGCCAACTGACGCAAGTCGTCCGGGGAGTAACCGAACTCCTCAAGCTCCTTGTACGGCCTGAGCGCGTCATTTACCTCCTTGAAGCGACCATATGGAATGGTCTCTGGCGGTCCAGACGTATCGGTAGTTTTCGGCTCCGCAGCCGGCGGTGTCTGGGCCTCGCCATCCCCGGTACCCGGGGCTGGAGCGATACTTTCTGCTCCCTCACTCACAACTGCCTCCCTACGATTTTACGCCCTCGATGGCGACTGGGGTATCCACCACGATCGGTGGCTTCTTGAAGCCTTTCGCCAGCTCTTTGTCGTCCTTAGCTAGCGCTTTTGCTTCGTGGAAGTCCTTCGGCTTAGGCTTCTTAGCCTCTTCCTCCTTCACCTCTTGACGCTCGCCAAAGAGGCGATGAACGTCCTCTAGCTTCACAAAGCTACCATCCGCAGTGTGGACAGCAACTTTGGCGAGCTCAGCTAGAGTGTCGTTCAGGTTCATGGCCTTCCGGGCTTACCATTGGTGTGGATAGCCGACACATCGTCTCGGCCAACCACGAGCTGAGCGTTGAACTCGTCCCTTGTCTCAACAACAAGCTCCACGTCCTCAGCCTGCTCCTCATACGGCCTACCTGAATCCGGATCAGGCACGACCGAGAAGGGCGCTGAGAGCACTGCAGCCATGTGACCTTCCAGATGGTCAGGGATCACGTCAGACGCGCGACCGAGCGTGACCCAGTACCCTGGACGAATGACCTGCAGCCTCTCCTTCCTCTTCCCTGAGGGCTTCCCTCCTGGCTTACCGCCCTGAGAGAACAGAGCCTGAGGCGAGTCTGCTGCCATTGGCTCCGAACCCGCAAAGGCCTCAGCGGGGCTTTCCTCCATGTCCTCAGAAGCCTCAGTACCTACAGCCGATTCTACCATCTACCCTCCTCTCCTTCTCTTAGCTGCTTCCTTGACGCCCTTACCAACGACGGAAGAGTAGCAGATTGCGTAGGCATTTTTACCTCGACCAGAGCCCTTCACCTTGGCTACGCATCGCTCCATCTTCGGCCAGAGTTGCTTCGGCACGTTGGAATAGGGCATTGGTCACTACCTACTATACGACAACCTTAGGACTCATCTCCAGTTACTGCGGTTGCTCTGCCATTTGAGCTGACGGATCGCCGCCTCCAGCCATTACATCTGGCCCGGCACCGTCCTGCTTAGGTCCACCCTGCTGAGCCTGCATCATCTCAAGCTGCTGCTGCATTTGCTGCTGCTTGACCTGCTCATGCATACCGGTGTGCTCCTGGAACAGCCTCATGATGATCTGACCCCACTGGGGGTCTTTGATGGCCTGCTCGTACTCAGTGCTCATCATCACCTTGTAGTGCTTATCGAGATGGACGTCGTGGAGATGCCAGTTCTCGACGGGGATGGCCATCGGTTGTTCTTGGCCCTCCCCCTCGCCCTGCTGCATTTCTACCATGCCCATTTTTACACCGCGCATCATTATCATGTTCTCACGCTGTGCCTGCGAGGCAGACAGGTCATGAGCATCTGGTTCACCCTCACCAAGCTCCAGCATTTGATTGATGCGCTTCGGATCAGTTTCAATGCCCATTTGTACGAGGTCTAGCACGAATTGCTGCTTAGCTGCCTTATGACGTGGCAGAGCTGAGCCAGCCTGAGTGATTACGTCCGTCTGGCCTCGAAGATCAGCCCCTCGGAACTTGACTACGTCCCAGAAACCGTCAGATCGGTGGACCCTCAACGTGCGCTCGATCGAGTAGAATTGCGCCGCCCTAGAGAGGACTAGTGATCCGACCACAGATAAGCCATCCTCGAAGTCTTCCACTGTGGGCCCTAGCCGGGTTTCATCCTCCTCCTGGAGATACGCCACTGCAACCCCCGAACGCACGCCAGAAGGCACGTTGCCTCTAGACGTTTCGCCTTGGCCCGAAATCTCCAGAATTTCACTACGCATCGCAGCCATGAGGTTCTCAACCTGAGGTGGAAGCTGGGTACCTTCAACACGCTCAGGAGGAGGCACGTTAGGATGGTGAGTGTAGCGGACGATGGATCCCGCTACATTTTTGATCTTTCCCTTGATACGATGCTGAGTAGCCACTAGCCAGATCGGGTTGGCCATGTAATTGCGAGCTTCGAGAAGCATCGAGGCTGTTTTGTCCATCTCCAGATTCGCCTGGCGAATATGCTGGAGCGTCGACTCAGGCCAGATGCTCATGTGGCTAGGAATATGCTGGAAGAAGGCGAAGGGCATGCGATTGTCCCTAAAGGGATACACAGGCTTACCCTTCTCTGTGGTAGAGATCTCCAGCAGTGTGTCCTTGTTGGCCCACCTCAGCATAATACCGTTCTTCAGGTAAGTACCACCATAGCACCCCGGCAAGAGCCAGAACGTGTGAACCGCTAGAGCATTCTCAGCTCGACCAGCTTCGCGCGTGTTCCACGGAACGCCGGCCTTTTCGATGGTACGCCTCTCAACAACCCCAAGCTGCACCTTCTCAGGATGTAGCTTCGAAGCAGCCTTACCCCACGTATCCTTGGCCACATCGAGATCCACGATCTCCGTCGTGATGAGGTTCTTGATTTCGTTGAAGTCCAGCTTCGTCTCATCGGGCAGTAGCTGAAACGGAGAGAAGGTCTTGAGCTCAATGTCGCCTAGTGCGTACTTCTCCCTCACAGGCTCTGGGATGAGGCCCTGCTGGAAGAGTTCATTTAGCTCCTCTTCCCGCTCGGGGTCAAGTACGGCTTCGTTGGTGTTCGGGTCGATGAGGAACTCGTAATCGCCACTGTCGTTGTTATAGGGGTCCCACCCGACGTACACAGCCCCAAGCCCCGTACCTAAGGCCCACCACAGTGCCTGCTTGCGAACCGAGCGAAGGTGGAACTTCCACCACGCGGCATCAAGAATGCTACGCCCCACCTTCGCAGCAGATATGTCCTCATCCTCGTTGGAATTAGGAATGACGTCCATGATCGGCCGCTGCCTGGTGAGCTTGGCAAGCTCAGTACGAGACACCGTAAGTGCATGATTCAAGACCATTCTGACTTTACCCTCGTCAGGAATAGTCTCGTAGAACTTGCCCAGTGTAGGGTCCCACTGAGCGTAGTGGTCACCCGAGAGCAGCGCGATGTTTTCCCACCAGACGCACTCGTGGCCCCTACGAAGAGTGAGTCTGCGCTCACGGGCAGCTTCTACTGCCTCGATCAGCTCCTTCTCGTTAGTGCACTCACCAATTCGCTTAGCCACTTGGCAGCCTCATTCCGGTAAGTGAGTAATTTTCCCGCTCCTCGGGGTTCTCCTCAAAATCAGGAGGCCTCACCTCTGACGGGTCTGGTCCTTCCCATCCGCCCTCAGGGGCCTCCTCTGCAGCCTGATAGGCCTTGAATATGGCGAAATCGCCAGCCATCACTCGGTCGAGGAGGCGATCAGCAAATGCCTGAGTGCGCGCCTGTGTCGCATCAGCGCGATCAAGCACTTTCTGAAGCGCGGTGAGGAACTGTACAGCGACCAGAATCAGCGCACCTAACAACACAGTGCAAAACGACAGTAGTACGATTTCTACCGTTGTCACCCGGCCACCTTCTCTCTCTCCTCGCGCTCCTTGCGAATCGCCTTGCGCCCCTCAGAGATGGCAGAAAGCCTACGCTCCTTCTCCGCAAGGCTAGCTCCCAGATCGTGCACCTGCCCTTCGAGGTTGGCGATTTGCGCTTCGAGGTCCTTCTTGTCGTCCGGCGTTATGAAGCCAGAGAGCAAAGCGATGCGGAGAGTACAAAGCGGGCAAATGTACACTGAGTCTCCCCAGCCGACCTCTACTTCCAGGTCGATGAAGGGCCCAATCTCTCCATCGTCGCCCTCTACGTTACCCGCACCGCAGGTCAAGCACTTGTTGGGGGTCATGGTCATTCGTTCTACTAGTCTCACGTGACTCTCCTTCTCCGGATGACTATGTCGTTGTCCTCCTGAAGCTCCTTGTCGATCAGCACCAACTGGTTAGTGAAAAAAGTCTCCAGGCGATGAAGTCGACTTGGCATTGTGTTCTTAGCGGTAGCCGACGTAGCCAGACTCACCTGACCCGACTCGTCCAGGATCACGTATACCAGGTTGGCACTGGAGGGAGCCAGCAGTTCCTTCACCCGCTTCTCCACCAGGTCGAACGGGAAGTTAGGACCAGGATCAGAGCGAATACCTGCACCGAACACCTGAGAGACGATCTTGTGGGTAACAAAGCCCTTGACTCGACGGCGCTCCTGATCTGCCGTAAGCCACCTCATGGGAATGTCGTGTATCTTGCATAGCTTCGCAGCGTCCTGGCAGAAGAGCTCGATCACGTCTAGCGAGTAGGCGTCACGCCACTGAGCTCTAGTCTGCTTAGCGAATCCAGACAATTCGTATCCCACTGTGCCCTCGTTGTCACCCTTAGCGTGAAAGGCGATGTCCTCAAGCCGTACGCAGTCAACGATGGTGTTGTTGTCCACGCACTTGTGAGCCGACACCTCCTTAGTCGTCGTGCGGAAGAACTCCGCTACGTCCTCTGCTGAGTCACGGTGCTCCTGAATCTCTGCAGTGTGGACCACAATGCGCCGAATGTCACCCACACCTCTACTTGCGTTCGTGAAGTGCTTAGCTTGGACAAACATCAGAAGTCATCTCCTAGAACTGGGTGTCGTCCACCCGCGCTACCAACAGGCGACCGGTCACGGGCACGCTCGAGGGCCATATCAAAATGTTCCTCCATGTACGCGAGCTCGGGATCAGTAGGTCGGCCCACATCTTCCAACGGAGGTAGCTCAGAAAGGTGAACCAATACGTGGCCGAGGTTGTCGATGTTGTGGTCATCCTTCTTTCGTGGCTTCTCTGGCGCATCCTCCTCAGAAAAGTTAGTTCTCTGAGGTCGCCAACGGTACTGAGGCAGGTATTCCTGCAGCTTGTCGCAAGTAGAAAAAACGTATACTCGTGGAGCCGGATCGTCGCCAGTCCAAGGATTAGTATGTCCGGGTCGGGGACGGAGATACTCGGTGATCGTAGAAATCCTGGCCGGAGGATCTCTGTCTGCGTCCTGGAAGTCCATCCCAAACTCTGTGAACTTCTGCTTGACCGAGACACCTGACTCCTGTGACCGCTGCTTCGCCTCTTGTCCGATGAGGCGCCACGCGACTTCTTCTTGCGGGCCCCCATAGTCTTCCCCTTCTTCCTCGTCGATGATTCTGTCATACCACCATTCGATGGGCTGATTCGGTGCTAGTACCTCCCTGTAGTAGAACACGTTGCCCTCATAGTCCCTAGCACACCACGAAGCCGCCGCCTCATGCCTCATACCGGGGTCAAAGCTCATCCACCGCTCCCACTTGCTAGGAATGAGAAACGGCTGCACCACATGAACTTCGGGGTCCCAGTCGGTGAAGATCTGCCCCGTAAAGACCTCGTGAGAGCCATACACGAATCTCTGGACCCAGTGTTCAGGCAGGCCCTCGAATTGCTCGAAGTAGTCCGAGGGGAGATTCGGGTTGTCGAAGGTAGTCGCTTCAACGCACTTGTAGAGCCGCTTGAATTTCGATATCCGAGTCGGGTCGATGAAGCGCTTCCACAGCCAATTGTGTCCGGCGGGGTTGAACGTGAGTAGACCCTCGCGAGGCGAGCGGTGCTGACGCAGCCGGCCCTGGAACTTGAGAAAGATGTCCTCCTCGACCTCCTCAGCCTGGTCAATCCAGAAGAGCCCCAGGTTGAAGTTCTCGATCTTCTTCGGATCGTCCAGTGGCATCCCCCAAATCTTGCTACCGTTGCGCAGTTCCACGAAATAGTCAGAGCGATTGTAGTACTTGATCGCCTCCGGAGGAATGCCATGCCAAGCCTGGTCGTGAGTTTTATCTCCGTTGAGGAGCATATCCCACGTAGTAGCCTTGAGCTCTGGCCGGGTCTTACGCGCGACAATGGAGTTAGTACCTGGATACTCCAGAAGCGACACGAAGAATTCCACGCACCCCCACGAAGTCTTACCGTTGCCCCACCCACCGCAGAGCCCACGATACTTAGCCTCCAGCGAATGAGCATCCATCTGCTTAGGCATGGGAGTGTAGGAAACAGGAGTATCTACTTGAGCTTTTCTGAAGCCAGTCACGCTGACACGTCCATCTTCGGTCGATGGTGACGCCCGCGCCCGCGATACGGCGCTCCTGGGCCATAGGAGTCCATCTGATCGCCAGGAGGCCCACCAGCATCGTTAGATACAGTAGCTGTACCGAAGGCTCTCGTATGGATGATAGAGGTCGGTGTGATGTTGACAGCCCCTACAGACAGGGTGTGGGTACCAAACACGCGAGTGCGCACGAGAGATGTAGCAGTGATAAATTGATCCTGGGCGGAGACTAGCGCAGCACCGAAGACTCTAGTACGAACGAGGCTTGATGGTGAGAGATTGACAGCCCCAAGAGCAATCGTTGGCGTACCGAAGGCTCTAGTGCGAACGAGGCTGGTCGGTGTGACATTCTGAGTGGCAGTAAGTACCGCTGTACCGAAGACTCTGGTACGGACAATCGAGCTGGGTGAGAGATTGACGGCCCCAGGGGTAATGACGGCGGCCCCAAATGTGCGAGTCCGCACAATCGAGGCTGGAGCAATATCGACAGCGCCTGCCGTAACGACCGCGGTACCAAAAGCCCTCGTCCGTACAAGGCTTGATGGGTGGACAGTGAGGTCAATGCGCGCAGTACCGAAGATCCTAGTACGAACGATAGAAGCCGGGGCGACATTGACGTTGCCGGCCGTAACGACAGCCGTACCAAAGACCCTAGTACGAACGATACTGCTAGTCGTAATGGTCTGAGCGCCCGTGGTGATAGGCGCCCAATCAAGGTCAAACCACGCCTGTGGATGTTCGTCCCAGAGATCCCAGTAAATGTTCATGGCTTAGAACTGGTCGGTGTACGCACCCAGGTACTCTAGAGAGTGTGCGCCCGCTGCACCAGCGTTGTAGGACAGGCCGATGATCAAGCTAGCCACCGTCGAGTCGAATGTGCCGGAGTCGGCGGGCTGGAGGGCCTTGACGGCGTTTGACCACCCGGTCGTGGTCAGGTTGGTCGTGGCGTTAGCCTTGCACCTTAGGATGGCTGAAGCGCCTACGGCGATGAACATGGCCTCCATCTCGACCTCGACGCGATCCACCGCCGCAGTGCCTGCGCCCCAAGTGAAGGTAGCGCGGGACGTATCACCTACAACGCCTGTGCCAGTACGGACGTTGATAATCGGGGTAGCCGTGCCTGCTGCCGTCTTCGAGACGATGAAACGCCAGTGGTAGCAGCGGCCAATGATCGCCGGCCCAAGTGCCGCAACCGTGAGCGGCGAACTAGCGACGTACACGTCTGAAGTTCCAAGCGACTGATCTGCCCCGGTCAGCTTGTTAGTAGCACCGGCGGGAACAGAAATGGCCAGCTTATTGTGGAACCAGCCTAGCCCCTGAGTGAACGTCAGCGACTCACCGGGCTGGAGAGTAACTGTGTTGAAGCAGTCCCAGTTGACCGGGCCTGTGCGCTCGATTATCACCCTCACCGTGGTTGAGACAGAGCCGTGGGTGTTGACGATCGAGACCCCCTGGATCTTGCGGATACTACCAGAGGCCGGGGCTCCAAGAATCGTAGCAGTAGTCGCCGAGGGGACGTTAGTGAATTGCGTCTCCGGCCAATCCTGAACCGGCGGCGAAGCTTGAGTGGCCTCCGTGAACGAGACGATGCAATCCAGGTCAGCCGCCGACCCAGTGATAACTCGGAGGAGGTCGGTGGTGACGGTCTGGAGATTATGCATTAGACAGTGCTCCTCCCCGCCAGCAGATATTTAGGCATTTGGCTATTGTCTGGACTGACCGCAGGCGCCCCAAGAGAGTCGTTCCACCAGGAGGGCACATCGTCCGTGTCAAGAGACGCCCCCACAGTAGTACCTTGGCTCATCGAACCGCCCGTGAACGTGGACAGTCCAGAGATCGCGTCGAGTCGCACGCCTTCGAGGAACCCGGCAGCTATCCAGGCGGCATAGCCGTTCGAGAGCGCCTCTATTTGGCCCGTGGAGAACTCCGAATCGTCGATACCAAAGATGAGGCCGTTCCCGGCGAAAACGTCACCTCCTGACTCAGAAAAGGTGTGGCCACTTGCCGCCGAGCCATCACCGATAGTCGCTCCAGCCGGAGCCGGATGCGACCACGAGGTACCATCGAAGACGTGGTACTGAGGCTGGGCAGTCCCAGCCGGTTTCGTGATGCCAATGATCTGCCACGCGAGCGACGTATTTGCAGGACCGCCGAAGTTCTCGGTCGTACCGTCCCCGCAGAAGACCTCGTTAGCGTCCGAGAAGCCAATCCTGTAGAACGGCGTCGGGGCGTGAAGAACCGTATCCCAATCTCCTGTTGCCGCACGCTTCACGCAAACGACATAGGTGATCGGGCCGAAGTCGATGCCTGCCGAGCCGGCGCTGAATTCGATTCGTGCGGCGGCACCAGCGAGGAGGACGGAGTCAGCCATCTAGAGCTTGGCGATCTTGTTAGCCCCGTTGTCCCACGTTACCGTCACGTTTCCACCGTTGAGCGTTACTGGGAGCCCCGTGGCAGAGTCGATGTAGAAGAACAAGTTCCTTGTGGCGTCCGTGGCCGGACCGCGATTGACGCATAGCAGACCTTCGCATACGTCGCCCGTAGCTCCTACAAACACTACGTCGTCGCCGTCGATGATGGCGTCAGCCGCCACCGTACGAGTACCAATAGTGACAGGCCCCTCCTCTAGGGCGGCTGCCACAATGTCGTCGAGGAAGTTATCAGTAGAGAAAACGACCGTGTCGTCAGCAGTGTCGAAGAGGTACAGAGCGTGGATCTGACCGTCCCACCCTGAACCATCACCGTAAGCCCCTTCGAAGAAGAGCTTCATCGCGTCATGAAAAGCGCCATCAGCCATTTACAGACCCCACTATGAGGTGCTGGCTCTTCGCTCGCTCCTCGGCGATCTCCTGTTCAGACCATTCACGCGAGAGCGTGCCTGCGGCCCAGCCGTTGACGATGAGTTTGTCAGCAAGCTCTGGTGAGACCCACGGATCTGTGCCCCCCACTAGCTCCCACCGCCTACTTGGATCATTGTCGTTGAACTTACCGCCCACAGAGGCAATCATGTGCACCTGCGTGGCCCTCACGGTCTTCGGATTGACGGTAATCGGTGCGAATTCCACTAGCTCCGCTTTCTTTGTCCCGCCTTGTTCCGTGAACTTCTTGAGTAGCTCTCTAGGATGAAACATGCTACACTCCGTAGTACGAGACGTTCAGGATCCCGCCAGCGACTGCCTCGATGAACTTGATCTTGTTGAGGTCCCCATCGTACTCTAGAACCGTGTTGGGGGTCAAGATCATGCCCACAGCTGCCGTGGGATCAGTTCCGTCGTCCCGCCAGCGAATGTTCTGCCCCTCTGCTTGGATCAGGGCAGAATACGCAGTGTCGAAGTTGGGGTCGGGTGGATTTAGCCCGATTGCTGATCCCGCAACGTCGATCTGCTCATACTTCAGCGGCTTTGGCAAGTGGTCCTCCTCTCCTCTTACGTGGTCTCTACTGGACTGTACTGGGCAGGCTCTAGGTTTTTTGGTGATCGCGCAAACATTTTGGGACCGCACGGGGGATAGGGGGGGTTGTTTGCCCATGTGACAACGTGTTGTCTAGTGCGTATACGTTGTCTGCGCGGCGAACGTATACGATTCTGAAAACGTACGTGATCGTATGCATATGCGTATGCGTACGACCATACCATATACATACCGTATTCATACGTACGTTTGATAGTGTATGCGTATGGCGAACGACACGATTCGACCGGAAGCACTCGCCGAATCTCTCGGCGTGTCCGGCAAGGTCGTTCGCGCGTACCTCCGAAAGACGTTCGCCCGTGCGCCCGAAGCAAAGGGCTCGACGTGGGTTGTAACGTCCGATCAGGCCAAAGACGTTCGCGCGCACTTCGTCGCGCGTCGTTCGGCCGCAGGATCGTAGGTCGCGCGAATGATCGACCGTAGCAGCCCGACGGTGAATGCGAACGGCGCGCGGGTTGAAAGCTCGCGCCGTTCGACCCTTTACCATGCGCGCGCATGCGCCTGTCGCGCGTGCGTTCGACGTGACCGGCGCGCGTTCGATGACATCATGCTCGATTCGTTCGCGCCGATCATGCTTCGTGTGTTCAGCATTCGTCGCCCGCTCTGACAACGAAGGAGAAAAATGCCCATCGTTACCGCCATCATCGGGGTGCTCTTCGCTACCTCGTTCGCCCTCTACCTCGCATCGTGGAACGAGCAGAGGAAGGGGTGAACCGTGATCTCCGTTATCAAGATCACCGACGGTTCCTACAACCTCATCGGTACCGCGAATGGGATGTTCGTCCTCCAGGGGAACCTCACGGAGGAAGAACTGACCGAACTCGAAGTCGCCATCAAGGAGGTGAGGGAGGAGTAATCCTCTCTCTCTTACTCCGCGGCCATATAGCTCTAGTGCCAGAGCGCTCAGGTTCCGTGGCTCAAAGGTTCCGTCACCTAAAGGTTCCGTGACTGTGTGTGTGTGAGTCGGCGCGGCCATATAGCCTAGCCTGCGTCTTCCCATTCGGCTTCCTCAGCCACTTCAGCCTCTATTTGCCCTCGGCTAGCGGGCCTAGGAATACCACCAAAGACCACATTTACTGTGGTCGGGCCAGCATCGGCACCATCCGTGATTCTACCGGCCATTTGTAGTGCCAGCTTGGCTGCGTCTACGCGCCCACGCTTGGCCTTTGTGACCACACCTTCCATGATCTTGGGAATCTCGAGGTCCGTCTTGATAACGGCCAGCTCGAATATCTTGTCCCTGAACCACTGCTCCATCTCCCACCGCCGCAATTTGCTCCGTGCAGCCTTTTCTCTCTTCATTTTTGGCCTCGGATAGCCATCCGCGTCTTTCCGTGGAGTAAGATGGTCTAGGAGGGCTCTACCGATTTGGGTGCGCCCATAGCCCTGGCCATATAGCTTAGCCGCTGCTAATTGAACTGGGGACCACTCATGAGGAAGGTTAGCGGCATAGGCAGGCTCTGAAAAGGACTCCACAACCTCTGTGGAGAGGATCTCGTCGGCTTTTGCCTCCACCGTATCAGGAGGTCCACCGTTGGACTTGGTGGTCACTCTCTTTTTTGGCCTTCGGGTGGAGCCAGCCGCCATGGTTCTATTGTAATCGCCCTAAAGGACCAACCGATGTGGACCACTCAGGATGGACGCTCGCGCAAGGAGGACTTAGAGTTGACAGGGAGGCTCTGGTTTGATACGATAGCTGTAATGAACGCAACGAAGGGAGGTGAACCACAAATGGCACGCAAGGCAACTCAGGAGACCGTAACGTACACCCCGAAGGAGCTCGCCGAGAAGCTCGAGATGAGCCCGAAGCGCCTCCGAGCGTACCTCCGCCAGAACTTCCCTCGCACGACCGAGGAGAAGAACACCAACTGGCAGATCCCGAAGGCAGTCGCCGACAAGGTGATCGCCCACTACGAGTCGTCCAAGTCCGAGGCCGACGAGGACGAGTCGTGAGGTTTTGAGGGGGACCTCCATGCGGTGAGGTCTCCCTCTCCTCCTGACGACGAAGGAGGTGAGAACCATGAACGAGCCCAGCGAGAAGAGCGAAGGCATGGAGCAATTCCTCGAAGCGAACTTCGGGAGAACCACTGCCATCACCCAAGACAAGTGCGTCCCTCAACCGATAGGCTGTGGGGGCGATGCCGTAGAGTTCCGTGATGAACTCAGCCGCAGAGAATACACCATCTCGGGGCTGTGTCAAGAGTGTCAGGATACCATCTTCGGATCGGAGGACGAATGACACCCAAGGAGAAGCAAAAGGCTCTCGTAGATGAGGAACGAATCAGGATCTACGGACAATGACCGTCGAGCAGATACTCCGTGCCGTTCGTGAGGAGACCATACACTCCACTGGCTTCATGACTCTGAGTGAAGCCTTCTGGGCCGCTCGAGTCGCTCACCTACACTACATGATCGACCGCGTCAAGGGTGAGCTCTGGCTTTATCCCGAATAGAGAAAAAGGGAGGTGTGTGATACAATGGA